AGGGAGGATGGCAAACACGGCTACAACCCATCGTTGGTGGTGTTTGACGAACTCCACGCCTGGGGCATTGCCGAGCAGGAGCTTTACGACGCGCTGACGACCGGAAGCAAAAGCCGTCGCAACCCGCTGTGGGTGACCATCACGACGGCGGGCAGCAACCAGGAATCTATCTGCTACAGAGAGTATCAGTACGCCAAGCGCGTGGCGTCCGGCGAGATCCAGGACGAAAGCTACTTTCCGTTGATTTACGAAGTGCCTATCGACGCCGACTGGACCGACCAGAGTCTGTGGCCCATGGCGCTGCCGACGCTGGGCGTGCTCCACGATATCCGCGACTACGAAGAAGAGTTTCGGCAGGCGCTGGCCCGGCCCGAGAAGCAGAACACGTTCCGGCGCTTGTACCTGAACCAGTGGACCAGCGCCACGACTACATGGATACCGCTGCGCGACTGGGACCAGTGCATGGACGAGTTTCCAGACTTGGCCGGCGTGCCGTGCTGGGGCGGCCTGGATCTTGCCGCTGTGCGCGACTTGACTGCATTCGCACTGTGCTGGCCATACGAGGGCAAAGTCTATTACCGGGCCTGGGCATACCTGCCAAGCAAGATGCTGGCGGAGAAGACCGCCACTGACGGCGTGCCATACGTCCAGTGGGCGCAGGGCGGCCACATCGAGACCATGCCCGGCAACACTGTTGATTGGCGGTACGTGGTGGCACACATCGAAAAGCTGGCCGAGCAGTACAACATCCAGGCCATCGCCTACGACCGCTACGGCGCGCGCGACACCGCGCAGCAGCTGCAGGACGCGGGTATAAGCGTTGTCGAGTTCGGGCAGGGTTATGTGTCGATGTCGCCAGCCGCGAAGCGCTTCGAGCAGTTGGTGCATGAGCGGCAGTTGGTGCATGACGGCTCACCGGTGCTGCGCTGGAACATTGAATGCTGCGAGATCGCCAGCGACCCGGCGGGTAATGTCAAGCCGGTCCATCCAGACCGTCACCGCGAGACGACCCGCAACGATTTGGTAATTGCGTGCGTCATGGCGACCGGCATCAGCACCAGTGCCAAGCCGAAGGAGCGTTCGGTGTACGAGGACATGGTGCCAGTGACGTTGGGCTGGTAGCACGCCAAGCAAAATTCGTGATACCGTGGTAGCACGATGCAGTAGGGATTGTGATACGGCATGAATCTGTTCGGACGACTCATGGTCAAGCTCGGCGCGACGCCGCCACCGGATAACGACTTCTGGTATCGGCCCGTGTCTGGAAGCAAGTACTACGTGTCGAGCGAGTCGGCCATGCGTATCACTGCTGTGTGGGCCTGCGTGCGCGTGATTGCCGAGACTATCGGCAGCCTGCCGCTAGGAATCTATCGGCGTGGCCGAGATGGCCGCGAGTTGGATCGCAACCACCCGCTGTACTACCTGCTGCATGACTCGCCCAACCCGGACATGACCGCGTTTGAGTTTTGGGAGTTGGCTGCGAAGTGCTTGTGCCTGAGCGGCAACTTTTACGCGCGGATCCAGACCAACCAGCGCGGCGACGTGACCCAGCTGACGCCGCTGTCGCCGTCGTCCGTGCGCGTGTTTCGCGACCCGGAAACAAAGGTCATGGTGTATCAATACGGGCAGCAGCTGTTCACCGCATCGGACATCCTGCACATTCCAGGCCTGGGCTACGACGGCGAAGATAGCCTGACCGGCTACTCGCCCGTTGGCTACATGGCGCAGGCCTTGGGCATGACACAAGACGCGGAAGGCTACGGCGCGAACTTCTTCAAGAACAACGCCACGCCGCCCGCTTACATGAGCGTGCCGCAAGCGTTGAGCAACGAGGCCCGCAAGAACCTGCAGACCTGGCTGATGGAGTCCTACGGCGGCGTGCGCAACGCGGGGAAGATTGGCGTGCTTGAGCAGGGCGCGGAGATCAAGACCGTCGCGATCAATCACCGGGACATGCAGTTTCTGGAGTTGCGCCAGTATCAGAAGGCCGACATTTGCTCAATCTTCCGCGTGCCGCCGCACATGATCCAGGACCTTACGCGCTCGACGAATAACAACATCGAGCACCAGGGCATCGACTTTGCCACGCATACTATCCGGCCTTGGCTGACCCGCATCGAGAAGCGGATCAACTTGCAGTTGTTTGGGCCGCGCGAGGCGACGAATTACTACGCCGAGTTCAATATGGACGCCTTGCTTCGCGGCGACGCGGCCAGCCGGGCGAACTACTACAGCGCCATGCGAAACATCGGCGCGCTGAACGCGAACGAGATCCGCTCGAAAGAAAACATGAACCCATACGACGGCGGTGAGTTGTATCTGGTCCAGGGTGCCATGGTGCCGGTCGCGCAGGCCGGAGCGTTTCAAGGGGGCGCACAATGAATGTAGACCAAGCACAGCAGCTACTATTGCAGACGCCGCAATCGCTTTTGTCGTCGCTGCGGCCCGCCGACCTCCTGCAAATGCCGGAGGAGGGCGACAAGGTCGAGCTTCCCGGCAAGCGCAAGCGTGACGTGCTGTTCTATAGCGGCGCGAAGGTGGAGCGCGTCGATATGTGGTCGGGCGACGTATACGACTTGTCGTTCGGCATGGACGGCGGCGACCTTACGCAGCTGGCGGGCAAGCCTGTTCTCGACGGTCATCAGCAATATGAAGTCGAGTACGTGCTGGGCGTGGTGGAGAGCCCACGGCGCACCCGTCGCGGCTACGAAGCGACGCTGCGCTTTTCCGATCGCGAAGACGTCGCACCGGTGTGGCAGGACATCGAGGACGGCATTCTTACCAGCGTGTCGATGGGCGTTCAGATCGTGGAGATGACGCAAGCGCCGGATTCGACGGTGAAGCGGCCACACCTGCTGGCGAGCAAGTGGAGACCGTTTGAGATCTCCATTGTGCCCATCGGGGCCGACCCTGGAGCCAAATTTTTGTCGGCCAGCCTTTCGGCGGCCAAACGAATTTCTACCGCGCCCAGCGCGGCTGAAAACCACGCCCGGCACGAGTTGGCGCTGCGAGAGCGGCGCTGGCGGGTGTTGAGCAAATAAGGAGCACACATGACGAAACGAGAACTACTCTCCTCCGTCTCCGCGCTGGAAAACGACTACAGCGCATTACTGGCGGCCTCTGCGGTCGCCGCCGACCCGGTCGCGCACCTCGCCACCGTGGACGCCAAAGAAGCCGAACTGAAGTCCGTCCGCGAGCAGTTGGCGGCGGTCGAGGCGCTCGAAGCGCGGGCCAAGAGCAACGTGACCCGTGAGCCCGCCCGCGTCATCAGCGACAACGAAGCGAAGCGGCCCTGGGCCAGCTTCGGCGAGAACCTCCAGGCCATCGCTTTTGCCCAGTCCCCCGCTGGCTCGTTCCAGGGCCTTGGCGGCAAGGTTGACAAGCGACTGTTTGAGACGCTGACCGCCACCGGGTCATCGGCCAGCATTCCGGCCGACGGCGGCTTTGCCATCGCAACGGCGTTTTCGGACCTGCTGCTGCGGCGGGCGCGCGAAACGGCGCGGATCTTCCCGCTCGTGAACGAGATCCCGATGGACGAAGGTTCTGACTCCATCGACTTGCCGTATATCGACGAGACCAGCCGCGCCAACGGTTCGCGTTGGGGCGGCGTACAGGCGTACTGGACCGGCGAAGCTGACGCGCCGACGGCCACCAAGCCCAAATTCTCGCGCCACGAACTGCGGCTGGAATCGCTGAAGTGTTTGACGTATGCGACGGAGCGCCTGCTCCGCAATGCAACGGCTATGGGCGCGGTGCTGGAGAATGCCTTCGCTTCCGAGATTGCGTTCAAACTGGATGACGCTATCTGGCGCGGCAACGGTGCTGGTATGCCTCTGGGTTTTAGCGTGCAGAATTACGGCGCGCAGTTGCTCGTGCAGGTTGCCAAGAAGTCCGGCCAGACCGCCGACACCTTCGTCATCGAAAACGCCACGGCCATGCTGTCTCGCCTCCTGCGCGACCCAGGCGACCGCATCGCTTGGTTCTGCAACCCGGACACGATCGGCCAATTCCCGCTGCTGACCGTGGGAACCCAGCCGGTCTTCCTGCCGAACAACAGCGCAGTTGGGAGTATGCAGTACGGCACTTTCTTTGGGTTTCCGGTTATCGTTGTCGAGCAGGCCGAAACGCTCGGCGACGCCGGTGACATTGTGCTTGCCAATATGTCCAAGTACGTGATGATTACGCAGGGGGGCTTGCGCGCCGCGCAGTCGATGCACGTGCGGTTTATTTTCGACGAGATGACGTTTAAGTGGAGCTTTGACGCCAACGGCCAGAGCAGCGTCAAGCAGCCTATCACTGCGTTTAAGGGTCCGAATTCCTTGTCGCCCTTCGTGACGACAGCGGCCCGCGCCTAAACATAAAACCGGAGCGGGCGGCGCAAGTCGCCCGCACTAAGGAGCAAAAAATGGTCAGATACGAACTTCTCCAAAACCTTCATTTCGTCAAGGGACTCGATCCGGTGGCCGACGCCTTCGCGGGCACGGTTACTTCGGACGTTGTGAGTCTAGAAAATCATGAAAGCGCCATCTTTCTTGTTTACAAGGGCGTCGGCACAACCGGCACTTCGACTATAACTGTCGAGGCCTGTGACGACTTCGTCCCGACCAACACCAGCGCTGTGGGCTTTCTCAGCAAGTCCATCACGTCGACCGACATTCAGGGCGCGATGACGACACGCGCGGCGGCTGGCTTTACGACGACGGCCGGTAGCAGCCAGATGTACGCGATTCAGGTCAACGTCGAGGAGCTGGTCGCCAGCGGCTACCATTGCGTCCGTCTGAAGTGCGTGGAGGTTGTCGATTCGCCTGTTCTGGGCGGCATCGCTATCGCTCTGGCTGGCCCGCGCTTCGGCGGATCTGCTACCGCGACCGAGATTGCCTAATTTATGGATCTGCGTCTCCAGCTTGTGACCGGCCCGACCGGCTATCCGCTCGAAGCGGCTGACCTTGAAGCGCACTCCCGCGCCATTGGCCAGCCGCTAGAGCAGCTGGAGCCGTATCTCTTTGCCGCAACCGACCATATCGAAACGATCACCAACCGCCGCTGCTTGACGCAGACCTGGAAGCTTTTCCTGGACTACTTTCCGGGCAGCGGCATTATCCATTTGCCGTACTCGCCGCTGGTGTCGGTCGCGCACGTCAAGTACACCGACTCGACTGGCGTACAGCGCACTTTTGCGGCAACCGACTACGGCGTATCGACGGCGCGGACGCCGGGAGCCATCGTCCTGGAGTATCAGAAGGATTGGCCTACCGACACGCTCCGCAACACCGATCCTGTCGAAGTGCAGTTTACGTGCGGGTACGGGTTGCCGACACAGGTACCACACCAGCTACGCCAGGCTATTCGTATGTTGGCGGCGCATTTTTACGAGCACCGCGAGGCCGTCATTATCGGGACGACTTCCGCGATTGACGAAAAAGAGCTACCGTTTGCAGTCTCGGCGTTGATTGCGCCGTTCCGGGTGTGGTTATGAGGGCAGGCGCTTTGAAACACTTAATCATCATTCAAGAGCCGACCATTGCCGTGGACGCCAACGGCGACCGCACCGACACATGGACCGAGTACGCGACGACCTGGGCCAGTATCGAGACCGGCAACGGGCGCGAGTTTTTCGCGGCGCGGCAGGTCATGGCCGATCTGACCCACACGATCCGGCTACGGTACATCGAAGATTTGAAGCCAGAGATGCGGGTCAAGTACGTCGATCAAAAGACCGGCAAGGCTCGCTACTTTAACATCCGCACCATCCTGAACCCTGATGAGCGCAACGAAATGCTTGTGATGCAGGCGCTGGAGGTGCTGATCTAATGGCACGCGCGCGGAATATCAGAGTCGAGGGGCTGGACGAACTGACGCAGCAGTTCAATAAGCTCATGGCCACAGCCGAAGGCCCAGCGCTGCAGGACGCCATTCTGCAGGGTGCGAGAATGCTCGAAGATGAGGTTGAGCGCCGAGCGCCGATTGCGCCTTATCCGACTCATCGCTTCGGCGCGATTCGTAATCCTGGGGATCTGAAAAAGTCGGTCAAGTCGGCCAAAGGCCGCAAGTACAAATTTTTTCTGCAGGCCTACACGTTTACGTTGAAGGATTTGGCTCCGCACGCCTTTATGGTTGAGTTTGGCACCAAGGCTCGCACGATTCAGGGAAAAAAGATGCGGATCCGCGGCGCGGCGTTCAGCTGGCTGGCGCGGCTCGGCGACCAGGTCCGCACAAGGATTCAGCATCCCGGCGCACGGCCGAGTAGGTTCTTCCGCGACTCCATCAAGGCCAAGCGCCTGCAGATCAAGCGACTTATTGAAGCCCGCGCCAAGGCCGCGTTTGAAGCGATCGCGAGGGCCGCATGAGGCTGTACCAGGCGCTGTACAAGTACTTGCAGACGCAAGCGCCAGTAACGGCGCTGGTGGGCACGCGGGTATACGACGCGCACGCCGACCAAGGCCGGGCGACTAAGTATCCGTGCATCGTGGTGGAGATGATTGACGACCAGCAGTTTCATTCCATCGGGGCCGTGCCGACGGCAACACGCCGGCCAGTCAACTTTTACTGCATGGCGCAGGGCAACGGCAAGGCGAGTGACGACCTGGCCGACATCGTCTACGCCGCCATCATGGGCCAGGAGGCGGCCATCACCACAGCCAGCGGCCTAACGGTTCGCAGCACACACCTTAACGGGCGCAGAAACGAGTACGAGGACGCGCTCGAAACCGATAAAAAACTTTACGCAACGGTTGTGGAATTTGACATGATCCACGACGTATAAGGAGCACATATGGCAATTCTTGCTGGCAACGCAGGCAGTTTTCGACTGACCACCAACACAGTGCTAGAGATCGACACATGGACGCTGGACGTGTCTACCGGCCTTGAAGAGACCCAGTCGTTCGGCGACACCTGGAAGGAGCGCACGGCCACGATCCGCGAGTTTAGCGGCACGGCAAGCGGCCGCTTCGACAACGCCGACACCAACGGTCACGTCGCATTGAGTACGGCGTTCTTGGGCGGCACGACCGTCTCGGCGCGATTTTACATCAACGGCACGAATTACTATTCTGGCACCGCCTTTGTGCAGGGCAGTCTAAATGCTTCCGAAAACGGGCTGGTGACTGCCAGCTACACGTTTACCGGCAGCGGCGCGCTGACGTACACCTAGATTTAGGAGGCCACCATGGCAGTTCTCGCAGGCCGCAACGCAGACATCTACCTCGCCACG